CTACCGATGAGCACTCTTTATTTAGCGGTCAGGGGCTATCAGGAAGTTCCAATGTGACTGTTTCTGGGAACTCACTGGAAATGAATTCTTATTCCTCCGCTAATGCGCAGGGTATTTATCAATTCTGGCATGAGGATAGTTCTAATCATTATATTGATATTGGCTTAACGCCAAGAACAGTTAGGATTTCATCCTCTTCCACAGCAACAAGAAAACATTTAGATGCTGTAAATGGTGAAGTTACTTGGGATGATATACCTGGAAATTGGGATACATGGCCGGGGAACATGGATGACTGGACAGATCAAGAAACAGACTTTGGTGATTTTTCAGTGGTTTTGCAGGTTAGGGCATCTGATACTGTAGGGGGTCTTTCTAGTGAAAATTATGTTGTGGCTGCTGGTGAAGTTGTTGGACGATACGTTCAATTTAGAGCTATACTTTCAAATACAAATGCAAAAGTAACACCAGATGTAACTGCACTTAGTGCAACAGTGGAGTATTAAAAATGACAACTCATCCCTTTACTATTAGTGGGGCTCAAAATGCAGTTAGTGCTAGGGGAGATATTGAAGATGCCCTTCAGGCTTTAGCATCAAACAACAGCGCAGCTGCCGAACCTTCAACACCATATGCTAATATGTGGTGGTATGAGACAGATACAAACCTTCTAAAGATGAGGGACGAGGACAACCTTACTTGGATCAATGTAGCTTATGTCAATCAGTCTACTAACAAGTTTGAGATACTAGACGATACTAAGGTGGTCACAACCTCTGGAACTGAAGTTGGTATTCTTACGGATCAAGCTACAGGTACTTGGACAACTGGTACAGGTACGACTGAGAGCCTTGTGTCGCCAGCTAAGGTTAAGGCTGCTGTTGATGCTTTTGCAACCCCATCTCTAACCCTTGGAACATTTACTGCGGCCTCTGGAAATAGCTTCCTTGACTTCTCAGTGCCAGCTACGGCTACAGAAATTTATGTTAATTACTATGATGTGCTTCCAACTGGCGGCTGTGAGGTTCTGATGAAGGTTAGCGGAAGCCCTGTAACTTCTGGATACTACTCTTCTTCTGGTACTTCTGGTGCTGAAAGTGGTAGGACAGATGCGTTTTATATATATGCTATTAACAGTAGGAATTTGACAGGGGTAATGAGCATCACTAAAGCATCTTCTACTGTTTGGATGCAAACTCACGCTTCAACCCAGAACTTAGCAGAGAACAATGGTGCAGGGCGGTTTATTAATGCTGGGACTGTAGATGGAATTAGGTTTCAAGCTGGAACTTCTTTTAGTGGTGGTCAAGTGTCTATATCTTATAGGTAAGGAATAAATAATGTCGTACAAACTTGGAACACGCAGGTAAAGAACAGATTTCTTTAATCAGTTAAATACAGTTTGTTTGCCCGGTAAGTATATGTCTGGCGTAATATGCAAATATCGTGTAATGTAAAAGCGCATATGCAACATCTAACAGGAGGCCGTTATGGCGACATTAGGGGATCGGGTCTTTGATAATGGCCTATCGGTGCTTGATAGCGAAGCAAATAAAATTCTAGTTACATCTCAGGAGGCAACTACATTTACTGAGGCAAACTCTACTTATGCTTTGGGAAATTCAACTAGCCTATCAATCGGCACTTCGGGTGATCGTGTTGGCGGGGGGCGAAAGGTAACTGTTGCTGCCATCTCAGACGGCTCTATCACTGGCACAGGCACCGCAACGCATTATGCGATTGTTGACACAGCAAATTCACGCTTGCTTGCTACAGCAGCGCTCACAGCCTCTCAGTCGGTTACTAGCGGAAACACTTTTACCTTGGCCACATTTGACATTGGTATTCCTGATCCTGCTTAAATTTGACTAGGAGTTTCCAATCATGGCGTTCGTTGTAAAAGACCGAGTAAAAGAAAGTTCCTTAACAACTGGAAATGGAACCTACACATTGGCTGGGGCCGAAATTGGGTTCCAGACATTCGCCGCAATAGGAAATGGAAATTCCACATATTATGCCGCCACCGATGGAACTGATTGGGAAGTTGGTGTCGGCACATATACAAGCTCTGGAACATTATTATCCAGAGACGCAATCATATCTTCCTCTAACAGTAATGCGGCTGTTAGCTGGGGTGCGGGTGAAAAGTTAATTTTCTGCTCGCAACCAGCATCCAAAACCAATATGATAGACGATGACGGCTTTGTTACCGCAACTGAGTTTGAAACTCATATTGATTTTAATACAACTATAGCGAACAAACCATCTCATGCAGAAGGCCGCTTGTTCTACGATAAGGCGTTCGGCGCTCTTGGTTTCTATAACGAAGAAAGCGACATCACCCTTCAGATTGGTCAAGAAGAATATATCCGGGTTTATAATGACACAGGATCAACCATTGCAAATGGCAAACCTGTTTATTTGACTGGTGAAAGCGGATCAACACCCACAATCGCTCTTGCGAGGGCGGATGGCACATATGAGCAATCTCAGGCCGTAGGCATTGCAACCCACGATATTGAGAATTCTTCTGTTGGTTATGTTACCACTCGCGGCCTTATTGCAGATGTAGATACTTCCCATCTTACTGTGGGTGAGCAAGTTCATGTCGCGGCGGGAGCCTCTGGCGGAACTCAAACTGACGCTCCAACATATCCAAATTATCCAACTGATGTTGGCATTTGTTTGATTAGCCACGCATCCACTGGGTGTATATATGTGCAAATTAGGTCTCACGCCTATGAGACAATAAGGGTTTCTGGAAACTCACATTTCGATGCTGATTTGACAATTGATGGCGATTTGACAGTCAACGGCACTCAAACAATCACGAACAGCAATAATATCGCTTTGTCCGGTTCCTTCAATTACTTCAATTCAGGTGATACGATCACCAGCCCAACATTTACGGGCACCGGATTGGACGATATGGAATTCAAAGGCCATTATACCGGGACAGCCAGCAATAAATCGTTCTATGTTCAAATAGATACCTCTCATGGTAACGATGACACTTTTAAGTGGTCTACAGATAATTTCACAACCACTGAAGCTGAATTGATTGCGATTACGGGCGCAGAGCAGGCGCTTGAGGACGGAATTAGCGTCAAGTTCAATGCAACCAGTGGTCACGTTGTAAATGACAAATGGGTGGGCGCTGCATCACCCTCCAATGTAGATACTGGGATAGCGTCTAATCGAAACACTGGCACAAGCGGCGTTGGATATACCCATATCGGTTTTTATTATGATGTGTCCTCAAATTATTGGACATTGTTCGATGAATACAGCCCGGAGCCAACGGGCACTATTGATGTTTCTCACGCATCGTTTTCATATGGAACACTGAAGGCAGATACAGTCATTGCAAATGTAACTGGAAATTTGACTGGGAATAGCTCTGGGACGCACACAGGGGCGGTTACAGGCAATGTTACAGGAAATGTGACATCAACTGGCTCAAACTCATTTGGCTCAATAGCTATTGGGGATTGGACTATTACGGAAGATGGGAATGGCAAGCTGGCCTTTTCTCATAGCGGCACGGTCAAGATGACCTTGGATGATACTGGAACTCTCGCAGCGGCGAATGATATTTTCACAGATGAAACTCTCTAGCTAATAGTGGGAACACGAAGATGGCGATTAAAATTAACGGCACCGAAATAATTGATGACAGCCGTAATATTGTAAATGTTGGAAATATTGATGGGCGCGATGTATCGGTTGATGGCTCAAAGCTAGATAATATTGAGGGTAACGCTGACGTAACAGATAGTGACAATGTGGGTTCAGCCCTCACTGGTTTTACTACTGAAACATCAATTGCTGAAACAGATTTAATTCCAGTTTATGATGCGAGTGCAAGTTCTTGGCGTAAGGCCACAGTGTCAGATGCAGCTCTTGTCGGCACAAAAGGTCAAAAAGGTGAAGTCGGAGCCGCTGGAAGCAATGGTTCTAACGGCGCAAAGGGCCAAAAGGGGCAAACTGGACTTACCGGAAATAAGGGCCAAAAAGGTGAAATTGGCGATCAAGGAATTCAGGGTGATACCGGCTCTAAGGGCCAAAAGGGTGAACTGGGCTTAACTGGTGGAACTGGATTAACTGGGGATGCCGGAGCCAAGGGTCAAAAAGGTGAAGTCGGGGGCCAAGGGCTTACCGGAGACAAGGGTCAAAAGGGACAAGCCGGGGCGGATGGCACAAATGGATCAAACGGATCAATAGGTTTAACTGGAGATACTGGTCAAAAAGGTCAAAAGGGCGAGCTTGGCTTAACCGGAGGGAACGGTTCTAAGGGCCAAAAAGGAGAGATTGGTCAAAAGGGTCAGAAAGGTCAGACTGGTTCACAGGGAGATCAGGGTATTCAAGGTGATACTGGCTCCAAGGGACAGAAAGGTGAAGTTGGCCAAAAAGGTCAAACTGGCGGAACTGGTTTAACTGGAGGTACAGGTCAAAAAGGTGACAAGGGTCAAAAGGGTGAGCTGGGCCTAACTGGTTTAACAGGGGGGACTGGTCAAAAAGGCCAGAAAGGGCAAACCGGAAATACTGGCAACACGGGCGCATCCGGGACGCAGGGCGTTCAAGGGGTTCAGGGCGTTCAGGGCTCCAAGGGTCAAAAAGGTGCAACCGGAACCGCTGGAACAAATGGAAGTAATGGCCAAAAAGGCCAAAAGGGTGAAACTGGAGCCGCCGGAGGTAGTGGTCAAAAAGGTCAAAAAGGTGAAAAGGGTCAAAAAGGTCAGACTGGCTTAACCGGAGGGAGTGGTCAAAAGGGTGAAAAAGGCCAAAAAGGTGAGGTTGGAGCCAAGGGTCAAAAAGGTGAGGTTGGATCTACTGGAGGTACAGGGCAGAAGGGACAAAAAGGTCAAACTGGCGGAACTGGTTTAACTGGGAATACCGGAGGAACTGGAGCCAAAGGCCAAAAAGGTCAAACTGGGGCTACTGGCTCTACGGGCTCAACCGGAGGAACTGGTGCAACTGGTCAAAAAGGTCAAAAAGGTCAAACTGGGGCTACTGGTACAACAGGGGGAACTGGTGCAACTGGAGCCAAAGGTCAGAAAGGTCAAAAGGGTGACAATGGAATTACGGGTGCAACTGGTCTAATTGACAGCCCATATGGTGCATTGGCTGCCTACGGCGGTAACAACCAAAGCAATATTACATGGAGTAATTCCGTACAGGCCATGAGCTTACAAAGTAGCTCAGACACTTCTATTGGTGCGGCTTTCCCAGCATTCAGGGTAAATCTCTCCTCTTCGGAGACCCATAAGTTATCCATTAAATATAAAGGAAGCGCTGCCGCTTCTAGTGGTTTTTATGTTAGAGTTTATGAATATAATGCTGCATTACCTGAGGGTAAATTGGCGGTATCTAATAGTGCGACAAACATTCTGGTTCAGGAAGATACAAGCGGGTTTACCAACTGGAAAGAAAATCAGTCGTTAACAACCTCTTGGAAAACCACAGATTACACATATACACCGACCGCTGGAGCGGTTTGGGCATCTATAGTTGTTCTTAATTGGACTGGCATTGGAAATAACCATCTGTATATTCGCGATCCTGAACACCAGCTAATAGGTTCCTCTGGTCAAAAGGGCCAAAAGGGTCAAACTGGGGCCACAGGCTCCTCTGGTCAAAAGGGACAAAAGGGCCAAACTGGAAGTACAGGTTCTACCGGACAAAAGGGACAGAAGGGTCAAACTGGGGCCACAGGTTCTACAGGTTCTACAGGTTCTACTGGTGCTAAGGGCCAAAAGGGCGACGAGGCAGGAAACGCTGGCCTATTAGACGGCATAGACAGTTCACAATTTGTTAGAAGTGATGTATCTGATACAGCTAGTAACTTAACTATCAACACCTTAACTATCGGTAGCTCTGCGAAGATTAATTTCCAGAACAACGATAGCATGTCATATGATGACGCAGACGGGGTTGGTGCTTTTAAGTTTAACGCGGATGCGGGTAGCGAAAATGCTAAAGTAAAGGCAGGGGAGGTGCACGCTTCGAGTGACATGTATGTTGGTGACCAAATTATACACGTTGGCGATACTGACACCTACATGCAGTTTGATGCGGCAAATAGTTGGCGTGTTGTTACAGGTGGAACAGAGAAGTTAAGTAGCCAGTCAAATGGTATTACTATTACCTCTCCAACAGGCAACGCAAGTTTTGGGTCGAGTAACTCAAGTTGGTTCCACATGTCCACCGACAGGCCATCCTTTTACATGGCTCAAGGTTTAAGAGTAAATGGCAAGCTAGGGGTTTACAATCAAAACACCTATCTGCTCTCAGATGACATGTATCTTAACGGCGCTATATACCACCACGGCGACACTGACACTTACATGGAGTTCCACGCAGAAGACCAGTGGCGAGTTGTAACTGGTGGTGCAGAACGCTTAGAAGTAAACAACTCACAGGTTACCTCCACTGAGCCCATCCACGCTCCCAGCTTTCACGGTAGTGGCTCCAGCTTAACAGGTGTCATGCCCACATCAGGCGGCACTTTTACAGGTAACGTCACCTTTAATGACAGTAACGAATTGAATTTTGGCACTGGTGGCGACTTTCAAATAGCTTTTAACGGAACTGATACTTATTTTTCAAACAATGCTAATGCAGACGGTGACGTATTTTTTGGCGGCAGTGTTTCTAATGGTACTTACATGAATGCCATGAAGTTAGACTTTAGCGGCACTTCAAACTATGTTATATTGTACAGTGGCAATCAGGAGGTTTTCCGCACTAGAAGTGGCGGTATAGACGTTTCCTCTCACATTTACATAGACGGAAACATTTATCACAATGGTGACACAAATACTTACATAGGGTTCCATGCAGCAGATCAGTGGCGTGTCGTTACAGGTGGTACGGAGCGTCTTGAGGTAAACAGCAACACTATGACTGTCGCTGCGACTTTGAGTATGAATGGTCACAGCATCGACATGAACAACAACGATATTGTCGGTGTAGACCAAATTGTTCATGAGGGTGACAGCGACACCTACATACGGTTCCATGCAGCAGACCAGTTTCAGGTCGTTACAGGTGGCACAGAACGCCTTGAGGTAAACAACTCACAGATTACCTCTGCTGAGCCTATTCATGCGCCTAGCTTTCATGGTGATGGTTCTGCTTTAACTAATATTCCCGGCCCAAGCACAACTGCGGGTGCTGTCGGGACTTATGCTTATTTGATAGCAACTACCAGTAGCATTGGGATTACTCCTGGCACCAACTACGCTGGTTCAGGGCTAAGGTATTCGGCTCAGTCATCTAATTCTATCACCAGTAGTTCTGGTTACAGTGTGGGGCATAATCAGGGGACCGCACCAGCGGGTACTTGGAGAGCAATGGGTGGTCGAACCGCAACGGGCACATACAAATATGCAGCTACACTATATGTGAGGGTATCATAATGAGCATTACAATCACAGAAGTCCGTAATGCGGTGTCACTACAAGCTGACAACCTCCGCATGGATGTAGAAATTAACCACCCCGACTACGGCTGGATGCCATACACTTTGGACTTATCTGACACTGACACCACCATCGACAACGATGCTATCATGGCTTTGATTGGTACAGACTTCACAGCATATGTTGCACCTACTCAAGCAGAGTTAGACGCAGCAGAAGCCGCATACGTTCGTGCTGATCGGGATGGACGCCTACTTGAGGTAGACGCCATTGCAGGAAATGCCCTGCGCTGGGCTGCGCTTGATGCGGATACTCAGGCAGCATGGGCTACATATCGTCAAGCACTCTTGGATGTCCCGCAGCAAGCAGGCTTTCCACACGACATTGCATGGCCAACTAAACCAGAATGATAGTCTACCAAATCTCACTTCATGGGTCAGCCTACGATGCTAGAGATAAGACTTGGGATCAGATGTATTCTGAGACTGGATGTAAGGCCGATACAGAGTGGGTTGACCCTTTACATGGGCGGAAACTGCTAAAGGGAGAGTTTGGTTGTTCTGTGAGCCATTTTCGGGTCTGGCAAAAAATAGCGGAGAGCAACCGGAATGGAATTATCTTGGAAGAGGACGCTGTTTTTTGTTCCTTTGATGTTTCAGAGGTTGATGAACTTTTAAATTCACATGACAGTGTTTGGCTGGGCTATAGGGAAAACTCTATTGGATATTGGTATAATGCTCACGCATACGCCATAACCCCAGAAGTTGCATCTGAACTTTCAAAAGATTTTGCAGATCGCATTATACCTGCGGATGGATGGTTGCCCTTAAAGTTGAAAAACTTTTCTAACTATT